GTAGTGAGACGTCACGTGACGTCGTGGCCTACCGCGTGGCCGCGGTTTCACGGAGATGAGAACAAAGTTTTCAGACGGCATTTAACTATGGCACCGTCACCGCGTCGACCGCAGCGCAGGGGATGTACCAGGACAAAGCCCTGCGCCGGTGAAGATGGGCGGCTTAAGTGTAGTGTTGGCAACGTAAGACCGGCTAGTTCTCCGACTCGCTACGTCGGTGGCCGGCTGTCGTCTAGCATTTGTACCGACGGGCAAAATCGCGCGTCGGTTCTTTGCACTCGAACTCCTCCGGGGGAGCGAAGGTGCTCAACTTCATGACAATTTCCTGTCTGCTCCGGGAACCGGCGAGAACAGTTCGCAGAACATCTAGGTCATCATCATTTAAGATGGAGAGCACTCGGCCGACCCGCTCATGACCAAAAAGCGAGCCGATCCAACTGAACAAGGACGTGGCTGGGGCGATGACACCTTTCGCAGCTTCGAAAAGGTCTTTCCCCGCTTTAATACCCTTACCAATTTGTCCGGCAATTTCTTGGACATCGCGAATGAAGGGTTCATCAGGGCCATCGTCTCGAACAACATTCTCACTGGTGCTGCCGTCTCCATCAATCATGACGGAGTTGTACAGCATCCGGCGAGTCGCTTCCACAGAAGGTGCTTTCAACACAGGCTGAACGAAATCTGCGGCCTCCATAAGAGGCGAAGCTTCCCAGAATGTGATGATTTCGTAATGGACGGCAAAAGTGGCGGGTCCCCACCCATAAAATAAAATTGACGTGCTATATGGGAAGGTTGCCACTCCGGAGTTATAATCCACAAGGAGAATGTCACCGTTGTCCATGTCTTCAGCGGGTTTCCACGCATAACGCCCAATTGACCCTGGATCAGCTAATGTTCGGACATTGGTTCCGGGCATTTGCATGAGTTGGTTTGGGGTTTTGGTGTTGGTGTACTGTGTAGGGAAAATCCCCATCATGGCAGTACCCGCCTGATTTAGGACAGCGCTACTGTTCGTGATGCGCATTTCCATGGCCACCATTCTAACTTTGAACAGCGTGGTGGCCCATGAATTGTAGGAAGTGTCCCCAAAACCGGTGAAGGTCAGGGGCAAACCAGTCGCAGGGTCAAAGGTAACGGCCTCGTCCAAATGGACGATTCCGAATCGGTTGGCCCGCAACCAGATTTCCTCGCGCGAATAGTGCGCGTTGGTGACAGAATTGGCATCCCCCTCCATTCGGGTGCTCCACCGGTACAACGGTTGGATACCCTCCGGATCGGGGTAAGCTGGTGTGGCTCCACGCTGATAAGCTTCATAAGGTTGGCGTAAGGCTAAAACATACTCAGCGGCCTGAAGGTCCACAGTGTTGAGGGACTTGCTTACAAGAGTCGGAGGAGCCCTCACCGCACCAGGGTACGGTTTTTTCCTCCGATTAAGGGCGCGCTGACTTGGGTGCGCGCTCACCTTCTTTTCAATAATTATTTCTTTCTTGACTTTAGGGATTCTCTATTTCGCGAGGTGGAACCTGGCGGATGGTCCAGGTGGTGAATCAAACCATGCTAGACCAGTGATGCATGCTACTAACAGCTTCGTCATGCGTCACTACGGGCCTTGAGTCGGCAAGGGAACCGCGCAATTACAATTCTCGCAAAACAGACGCCAGCGGACCGAATTCCAAAGTCTGCATGAGGCTGGCCGTCTGTAACACTTGCCACCAAGAATACAACGTCTTGGCAGTCCACCCATATCTCTCGAGAATAATGGACATAGTTTCAGGGTGGTAATGGATGGTTTTGGTGTTGTGATCGAGTATGCGGCAATTGAGAAATTCTCCGTCGGACAGGGCAGGGACATAGGTCCATGAGCGAGTGTTGACGACTTCAACGTCGCCGATCAGCTCCAAGGTCCTGTCGAAGTATTCCCTCAGAATGGGTACAAAATGCACCATACCCCAAATACCCAGGATGTTCC